TATCTTCATAGCCCAAATGGATTGCCAATGCCAGCGCCATTGCCGGGGTGCTCCTCAGGTAGCGGTATGGGACAAGTTTAAGCACTTCCTCTAGCGGATAGCGTACTGAATTGGGTACGCGCTCATCCCGCTCGATCATCCATATCTGCTTACCTGGACCGTGGTTCTGCTGCAACCATTTCCAGTGATCCTTGTTTACCCAGTTTTCATCAGACGAGTAAACTTCGGGCTGGTGCATCTGGAAAGAGGCATCCCAGCGGCGGTACACCTCGGGTTTTTGCGGGCTCTCATTAAAGAGCCAGATTTCATATTCGTTATTTTCGTAGGGAGCAAATTCCCGTGTTGCCGGATGGCTCCCCACGATTGCTAGTTTTCGGTTGGGAGAGGTAGATACCCTCTCCCAACCATTGTTTTTCCAGGTCAATACTCCTGACCCTTTCACGGTTACGCAGAAGCGGAAGCCGTTGCCGAGATATGCGTCGCCTGCTTGTAGCGTGGCTGGATAAACGCAATCACGGAAGTCAAAAAGTTGGTCATGTCTGGCGTGTCGGTCAAGACCACGCGCACATAGCGGTAATCATTGGCTGCTAAATCGTCCGGGTCGATCTCGATCCACACGTTGACATCATCATCGGTAGATGCGAGTGTGACGCCGGTGGTATCAGCAGTCGTGATTGCCCCCCAGGTATTGGCTCCCGCAACCCCAGAGAGGCGATAGCGGAAGGCGATTGCCGCCTCTACTCCGCCTTCGGCAGTTGCCGCCTGAACGGTAACGACCTCTGAGTCAGTCGCGGTTGCACTCGTGATTGCACCAACCAACACCAGGAAAGCTGCTTTTTGAGCATTGCGCAAATCCACATAGCCGGTGGTCGTAATGGTGCTGGCGATATCCTGTGGAGACAGGAGCGGGACGATATTGTCGTATTGCACAAACGGGTTCATTTTATTTACCTCCTCATCTCCCTATGCGCTCGCGGCCGTCAGAACGACAAACGGCGACAGGGTATTGCCCGCATCAAACGGGGTCAATGCCGAGTTCCACAGCGGTTGCCCATCTGTCCGATAGATGAAACGAAAAGCAGTCTCATCGGTCAAAAACTGGACGTGGATGGATGAGGCCGACTGAACCCCGCCCTTGCGGATGGTCTGATACTGGGACATCGAAGCCAGCATTAGATCGCCCGTGGTGCCGAGCGCGGCGGTGTACTCCGTCTCGATATATGGTTTCCCATAGATCGAGAACGAGGGATCGCCTTGCGCGCCGCCATTCACCGGGAGCAGCAACGGGAAGTTACCGATAACCAGGTTGATGAGCTGCGGGAAGATAGACGAGTTGGCGAACCAGACATAGTCGTTTACCCCAGCCCAACGCCGTGACCACATGTTGGCGATATCGGTTGCATCGATCTCGTTAGCATCGATACGGGTTACACTCACCAGGCATGGCGAGTTCATGACGCCCAGGGGCTTACCCGCGCCATTGCCATTGATATACGCATCCTCAACCTGGAAGCGGAGCTCCTCGGGAACGGTGCGGTTCAGCCAGGAGGCCAAAGCGACCGTATCGGCCAGTTGCTCATCCGTTGCGTAGCACAGAGCTGCCACCTTTTTGAGCTTCAATTCCATCTGGCGAAAAGCAGGCCTGCTTGCCGTGATAGTACCGGCCTCGGCAACCCAGTAGCCACGCAGCCCACCCCAACGCGAGCCAGTGGCCCGGCTGGTTTCGTTCACCGCGTTATACAGCATGGAGTTGGAGTTCGGCCCGATCTCATCAGCGGCGACACGCTGCAAAACCTCGCCAGCCTTATACATCCGCTCGATGATCCCGCTTGCGACCTGCGGCGCCAGTAGATAGCCGCCATCAGCAGGCACGCCCTCCGAAAGGCCAGTGGCCTTAAGTGAGCGCAGGCGCGCATCCTCGTTCCCGGGGTACAAGTATGCAGTTTTGACGGCTGCAAAATACTCGCCCGCCGGAAACGGTTGGTCTGCCTCGTCTATGGTGACTTGTACGCCACCATCCTTGACGGCGGGCAGTTCCTTCAGCGCCTTTTCGACGCCGGCCTTGATCGCGGCTTCAACATCCACGGGGGATGTCGACTGAATGTCCTCAAATAACTCGATCCGAGATTTCAGGGCTTTCGCCTCTTCCATCAGCTTTTCGAGCTTCTTTGCCTCGTCCTCGGAGAGATCGGACTTTTCAGCCAGGGCCTTGATTTCGGCTCGTAGCTTTTCGTACTTCTCTTTGAGGTTCATTTGTGATTCCTCCCTAAAGTGTTTCCAAAAATGCCTTTGCCCGCAATTGGACAAAGTTTCGTTTCCCCTCTATTTCCTCGCCGTCTTGCGCCGCCGGTGTCGCGTCACCAGCCGGATCGTCATCCATAGGCAATTTATCGAGTGGAGTAATGCTCAATGATTTGAGCGGTACTGCTGTATTTCGTGGCTCTGCTGGGATGATGGTCAAGGTATCGTCCAATCCCAGTGGCCAGTATTTGATCCAGGTTGCCTTACCCTTCTTCTCCAGTTGCACAAGGTTGGGCAATGTCCCCGACGACCATCCGAGCTTTCCTCGTTCGGCCAAGGAATAAAGAAATTGCTCGTATTTATCCCGCCTCTTCAATTGGGTCTCTGCCCAAATCCCGAAATCATCCGTCTTGTGTATCGCTTTGCCCAGTACGCGCTTACTCAATACCGGATCAAGGCCATGCTCGAAATAAACCGTCCCGGTTTCAGCATCACCGAAATCGGTATCTTTAGTAAAGAACTCGCCTGTTAGATCGGGGTCCTTGTCCGTAGTAAAGCGCACCAGGTAGCCGCCGATTTTGCCATCCCCCAGGGCTTTGACTGCCTCACCAAAGTACACCAGGGTTTCCTCATTCAGGGACTTCCCCTCCCACATGCTGTTGCACATGGCAACGGCCATATCTTGGTTTTCGGCGCTGCCATCGTGCATGACCATTGGGATACAGCGGCTAACGAAATCCTCTCTGCTTTCCCCCGCGTTCGGTGTTGGCATTACATTTCCTCCCTACAAACAAAAAAGCGGTGCTCACGGGTTTTATCCCGCAAGCCACCGCTCAATAGCGTTTGCTCGCCTTACAATAAGACCATGCCAGAGCCTTGTCTTATTGCGTTATTATCCACTGTGTCTAATTATACACCATTTTTTACTGTACTAACCGATATACTACTATCATCTTTTTGTATGTCGATTAATTCTGGCTTCTTATCCAGATATTTGCGTTCAATGGCTGCAACCATAGCTTTTAAAGCCGCTCTAATCGCAAGCCAAAACTCTCGGTCTGTCATAGCCCCGCCCTCTTCAATCCCTTTTTTACTGCTGCTTGTAACTTTTCCTGTATGCGCCCAGCGCGTTCCCTAATAATTTGGGGCAATGTTTTCCAGCCTATAATGCGCATCATATTTGCCTGTTGTCCTACCTCGGAGCCATGCACATATTTGGCATACGCCGTATCATTGACTATAATCGCCCCCTCGCTTTTGCCGATAATTTTCCAATTGCGTCTTAGTGCCTGTGTGCGTTTATGGGGCACTGTAATCTCGCCCGATTTTAGAGCAGCAAAAAAGAAGCGCCGTTGCTTATCGCTCTGAAATGTCTGACCATAAGCCTGTTGCCTCGTTACGCGTTTTTGGGCCGGGTATGTACGGAGCACATTCAGCAAGTAATCGGCCACATCATCGATTGCCGCATTCTTGACCTCTAAGGGCACGCGCTCCAGGGCCTTCATAACCAGATCCAATCCCTCTATATCGATACCAATTAGCTCATCGCTCATTGATATAATATCCCTGGTGACGGGGTGCGGGTCACCAGCCCGCTATAAGGCCAATGCGGAAAAGCGTTCGGCAAATTGCCACTCTGCAAAGTAAGCATCGGCAGGCGGGCTTTCATATCGGTATCCCGCCTCGCGTTACCGGCTCCTCAGTATACTGATAACGGCAATCACATCTCCATCCGCCACACTCAAGATACGGATTGGGCGGGTGCTGCGGTCTCACGCCGCTGGCTTGCCATTCGGCTGCTGTTGCTACTACCCCATTCAGGCGCGCACAGGTGGAGCAATGCTCTTCCGTGGCGCCTAAGCGCCATATAAAATGATCATTGGGGCGCGTGGTAATAATTGCCAGATTAACGGTCTCGTTATACCTGTTTACCCATAAATCAACACGCGCCAGCAGCGGCTCTATGGGGCCGGCGCCGCCTTGCGATCTCTCAATATCTTCGGCAAATGTCAGCACTCGATTGTATTCGCCATCGATGACGCTTTCCAAGATGGCCTCCCATTCGGGCTTCATGTCTCGCTTAGGGTCAAGATCATTCGCCCGCATCCCCTCGTTCCAGGCACGTCTCATCTGCTCGTCAATCAAGCGGATCATCTCGCCGATAAAGGCGATAGCATCAATCTCACGATTGTAGAACTGGACAACAGCGCGCCGTAATGCCCGTGTATAGTAAACGACCGTCTTTATCCCGGTTATGTAATCAAGACTAATCACCCGGATAATATCGGTCACCGTATCAAGCAGGTGCGCCCGCGCTTGCAATTGCCGGTTCAAGTTCTCTCTCCAGTAAATCATTCGCCCGTTTTAGTTGCTCGGCCAGTAACAACGTGCCATCCTGCCTAATTTCAATGACTGAATTTTGACCATCCCTGAATGCTGCCTTGACTTCCTCGGCTGTCGTCGCCGTTTCCAGGCGCGCCGCAATCGCAGCGTGTTTCTCGGCAGGAATGAGTACCGGCACGAATGATACGTCTGCCGCCGGTTCGCCACGCTTCAGGGCAGACAGGCATTTGC